ACGATCATATTCATAGTCGGCGTCATAAAACATCTTGGAGATTTGCTCAAATACTTTGGTGCGTTCAACATTATAACGCAACGACTCCAAAGTTTTGTCACATGCTTCTTTATTATATTTAGTTTCTAATCTCTCTGCATTTAGTGCTCTCACAGCAGCATCAAGAATAGCATCAATTGGATCATTTTCATATGTTCCACCAGTATTACAAGGAATTTGCTTGCCAATAAAACGAATATAATTCACTACATCTTCGTACTTTTCTTTATATTCTATTACTCTATCTGCTTCACGCAAAGCACGCTCACGCTCTTCGTCCCAAGCGGCAATAGCGGCATTACAACGATGAATAAGCTCTTCGTTGTTCTTTTTGAACATAGCCAATTCCTCGTTCAGCAATTCAATTTCTGTTAAATTTTTCATACATCCTTTATGACACTACTATAATCACCTGTCAAGTATTTATCTCTGTTTTTGTTATATATTTCACGCATTTTATCGGTTACTTTGATAAAAGAAACTTCATCATACGACGGATGCTCTCCCCAAAGTTCAAGCCAAGTTCTATAGTTTTTTTGTTCGCTTATCTTTTGTCTATCGGATGTACCAATGAGTTTGTCATGCTGACCAAGGAAGTGACTGCTGCGTGCTCCAAAATGCCATACAATTGCCTTGCCGGTCACAACAAAGTCATATCCATGCAACTGCATAAGCACACTCTGCATATGATCTTCAAATGAACTTGGCGCAAAGCGTTCATCGTTTGGAATGAAATATTTTGTACGCATCATGTAAGATACACCTTCTACTTTTCTGAAGTTCGGTGCGTTTGATCCTGCAAATGAGTAGTCTACCCAATCCAAGAACTCATTCTTTCTGAAGTCATGGTGATATGCTCCAAATCCCTCCGCTGTATCTGGTGGAGCAAACATTGTGCCGAGTCTATCCGTATTATTGAATATATTTGGTTCAAGTCTCCAAGCGCATGCGACGATAGGCTTTTCAGTATTTGATACAATATCAAAAAGTGGAGCGTCATAATGTCTACTGATATACATGTCACTGTGAATGAGATTGAAATATTCGGTCTTTACCCGCTTGATTGCCTCATTTACACCGCCTCCTATACCTTTCGGTACTTTGTTCTCTTCATAAATACACTGTATATCAGATTGTGATAGCAGCCAATCACGGGTTTCTGTGTCATTCTCTGTATAAACAATGATGGGTTGATTCTTATGATACGCATTTTCGCGTATAGACTCAACCGCAAGCTTCAAGTATGGAAGCGATTTGTAGCTGTTAATGACCCAAGTGTATAGATGTTCGCTCATGATTTTAAATCGAGTTGCGTCTGGAAGTATCTTTTAATGATATTGTCGAAGAAAAGTTGTGCACTTTCATCGGCGTCGCCATTGAACTTCATAGTACCATCGGTCCAATCCAACTCTCCAACCTTTTCATAAGACTTATAAAAAGATACATTACAAGTCGGCTTCCATGACAACATAGCCGTCGAGGCATTTGTGGAAAAGTAGATATTCTTATCCCATCCAAATGTCAGTTGATCGGGCTTCATAAAATCAAACTCAAGTTGTGTTTCAGTTGTGCTCATATGTTTCCGCCTTTTTTCGAAGTTCAATATATTCTCTCAACAGATTTTTCTTTGAGAAGAAGTTGTTTTGTCCAGTTTCCGCTCTCATGCAGTATGTTGGGATGTCCAATCCAGCCACACCTTTTTTTACCGTAAGCGAGTTGTGATGCAATACACAGCAGCGATCAACCATTCCAAGTTTCCATCCATTGTTTCTTGCGACGAGGGCAAAGTAAAAACAGATTCCCCAACCATACAACAGATCACTGTCAATTTCCTTTACTTGTTCAAGCAGTCGTCTGCTGATAAGAGGGCACTGGAAATCAATATAGTCAACTGGTCTGATATCTCCTGCGCTCCAACTATGCATACTCTTCCAATGGCACTGTCCCTTTGGTTCAATGTTATAGAAAGAAGGAGATACGATGTCATACTTGGTTTCTTGGTATCCAACCTTGTCTAATAATACTTCCTCGAACATCTCTTCTCTCAACGATCTTACAAAATGATATGGATGAACGGTAAGATCATTGTTGAGGAAAAGCATACTGTCATATATCTTGTTGTCCAATGTATATTGCATGGCAGCATTGAATCCGCCGCCAAAATACACATTGTCTCCCAATTCAAATGATGTATGCTTGCTCTTGCCTTCTGGCGTCGAGCCGTTATCGATCACAAACAAGTCATAATCGTATCGCTCATATGGTTTGAGCGACTCATACAGCATGTCTGTGTATTCAGGTAAATTATGATTTAATATAAAAGCTGCTGTTTTGGTTTTCATTTGTCGCCCTCCACGTCTTCTTTGTCTCGGTTGAATACTTTCATTTGAATACTTTTACCAGTCATTTCTGCTTCTTCTATATAAACCTTTTTGGTTGGTTCTGTGACTTCAAAGAAATACTCCAATTCTTCTGTGCTATCAGCAAACATCATAAATGCTTCTTCTTTGCCACTTTCTTTACACTTGAACAATTTATATTCCGTAGTTGTTATGATAGTATAACCAGCCTCGTACCAGAGCATTTCTCTGACAAACCACAATTGTACGCATATTGTAAATACCGCTTTTAAAGTTGAAACATAATCAGTCATCAACTGATCATTGTCCCACAGATGCTTCAGCCCTGCAATTGCCGCAGCGGTCAGTGCAATATGCAAGAAGCATAACATCATTATAACATAATAATACCAACCTTTTTTCTGTGTAGTCATAATTTATCAATCCTCATCAACAAAGAACTCTATCTCTTTTTCATCAATTTGCGAATTATAAAAATCTAAACATCTTTTATTTACTTTGATTTTGTGTGGAGAAAAGCTGAGTATTTTCAGTGAAGCCAAGTTACGCACTCTGCTCAATGCTACATACACTTGTCCAGCCGCAAATGCTTCGCTTACATCAATTTCTGCTCTATCGAGAGTACTGCCCTGACTTTTGTGAATTGTTATTGCCCAAGCCAATTTCAACGGGAGTTGGGAGCGAGAAGCTAATACAGTCTTTTTCATATTACCAGTCAATGCATCATACTCGTTTTGCTTTATTTCCCATTTATATGTTTCAATAATTTGAGCACCACAAGCAAATTTTATATCAACATATGTATCATATACCTCGGTCACTGTGCCAACACTGCCATTGACCAATCCAAGTTTTGTATCCAAATTGACCAGCAAAATAACTTGAGCACCTTTACGCAATTCTAGTGTAGTTGGAGCGGGACAATTCTTATCAAAAAATTGACGCCACATATCACCACCAGAATCAGATGAATGATAAAACTTACTTTGATTTTTTATTTTATACAACTCGTCGTGGTTATATTTGCTTACATCAATATTTTTACAAAACAATTTGACGGGCTTGATGCCATCATCTGGAAACTTTCTATCCAAACAACCCAATAGCAATGTAAAATCTTTGGCACAACCCATTCGTATTTCATTGAGCAACTTGGCAAAATGAGGTTCGTCATGCTGTCTTACAATTTCAGTCAAATGAATTGTTTTTACTTTAGCATCACGCCACGCTTGAGAATCAAATGCAAACTTTTCTTCATCAAAATTCTTGAACACAGGTGGCAGTTGCATGAAATCACCCACAAACACAACTTGAATACCACCAAATGGTTTGTCTTTGTTTCTAATATATTGACAAACAATATCAAGTTTATCAATCAAATCGCTCTTGGCCATAGATATTTCATCTATGATAAGCACTTTGCTGTGCTTGATACGATTGACTGCCTTGTTATTTTCAGACACTTTATCAAGCAGTTCCATGCCATTTTCTTCGGCCAATCCCATACCAGACCATGAATGTAAAGTTACTCCACCTATATTTAATGCAGCTACACCAGTTGTTGCAGTTTTTGCATAAAAAATGCCATTCAAATCAAGAAACTTGAATAAGAGACTGGCGCAATACGACTTTCCAACCCCGGCCGGTCCTGTCAAGAATATATTTCTTCCAGAGAAAAAATCCTTGAAAAACTTCTTTTGAAGTGTCGTCAAGTTTTTATACTCATTCAGTTCTTTGAAACTGGTGAACAGGGCGTTGGTTATTTTTGCCATTGATGTAATAAACACTATGGACATGTTTGACCAAACAGTCAAACTATAACAAGTGCTTGTGCTCAAATATCATCGCACCAATTCAAAACTTGGATCGGTTTGGTCACCATGCCAAAATATTTGCAACGGAAGTGTGTTGGCAGTCATGATGTGATGACGCAACAGATATTCAGGCCGAGTCTTTCCATCTGGAATATTGTACGTTTCGTCAGAATCAACATAATACTTTATTTTAGTAAAGAAATCTGTATATATATTCATCAAGTCCGATGGTCCAATTGCAAATACGTCAGACACTCCCATATAACCAAAACTTAGCTGTGTCCAGTTGTATATTGCCAAACGATTTGGATTTATTTCACTTGTTTCTATAGGACGCTTTATACGCAAATCTGTTCGCATTCTGATTACAAGGTCATACTTGAAATTATTTTCATTTTCATAATCACATTTCAATTGATTTGCTTTATATACTGAATAGAACTGAGATAAAGTGTTTTGTAGCAATAAATTCCATTGATCTCGTTCCGTGGATGTATCAAAGATGCGCTGTGTTTCAAGTAGCATTTTGGTTGGCTTGAATGTGTCAATCAGACCAGCATATACACTGTTATCAACCTTTTCTGGTGCATACCATGAATGAACAAACACATCACATTGATGTTTGTCTATATATGGCGCTTTCAATGATTCATATGCCACATCATATTTTCTTGGATATCCTGATAGTAAAATTGCAATTCTCATAAATAGTTTTGCGGATTGTCTATACAAATACCATAAATAGATTCTTTTAAATTGTCAAGAAATTCTTTATCTGGCATCACCAGTACAGCACCTTTGCAATAATAATTTGGATATGCCCAAACTATTCCTCTTGAAGTTAGTGTATACTGATCGTCTTCATGCCAAAAACAATTCAACTTGAGTTCCAGCATTTTTTCAAGTGCTGCCACGTTTTTGGCATGACACCACAATTTTTCGGCATGTTCTTGTAAAAATGATTGGTCTATTTTATACTGAGCATAATCATGTCCAAGATACCAGCCATCTCCCAACAGTCTAACATCAACTTCCACGTCAAACCCGTGTCGCATTGCTATTGCAATTTGTGGAATACTATTTTCCGTGTTTGTATTGGAACCGTTGATGTTTCCTCTATGACTTATCAACAACATATTTATCTCCTTTTACCGACGGAACTTTCACTACACAAGTAATCATGTCCGTTAATGCTACAAAGTTTATTGCTTCATTCTTTTCAATCAACAATATATCACCCGATCCATAAACCACTCCGTCTATATTTGCCTGTCCACTGATCAACACAGTGACTTCTTCTGCAATCTTATGAATATGCGGTGCTTCTGTGAATCCCGCTTTATAGTGCTTTATACTCACTTCCGCGTTTTGTGTTTGAATGATTGTTGGTTCAAAATCTCCAACAAACCAGCCTCCAACGAAATTTTCCAATCTAAATTTCTTCACGATTTAGTATAATTATCTAAAAAGTTTGTCAAGTCTTCGGGCGTTCCCAATGACCAGTATTTTATCACATCGAACGCAGTGACTTTCTTCCCATCGTTCACAGCCTCTTGATAAACTGGACAGATATAAAACTCATTGTTTGTGCGAATATTTTTTTGTATCATCTGATTGGCATATTTGACAAAATCCGATCCTTTGTTCCAGTAATAGATACCAACTGTGCCAGTGTCACTGATTGCTTTCTTTTCTACCGCTTCGGTTACAAATCCGTTGTGGTCAAGTTTTACATAAGAACAATTGGGATTGTTTGTCTTGAATGTGAAGATACACCCATCATATCCGCGTGATATATTTTCAATAAACTCCTGCTTGTTCCATTGCACATGCTGGTCACTATTCACAATCAATATTGGTTCATCGCAATCTATATAGTCCTTTGTCAACAATACTGTGCATGCGGCTCCTTCCGTCACTCCATCCGTCAATACAATTTTACATTTCGGACAAATTGATTCTAGCAAAACATTAAGATTATATTTCTGACAATGTTCAGATTGAACGATGAATATATACTCGGCATCAAATCGTATATTATTAACTACGGCTTCTATCATCGGAATGTTGCCAAAAATTGAAACAGGTATGAGCGGTTTTGGCTTTTCATATCCAAGTTTTGCAAAACGCTGTCCTCTTCCTGCCATTGGTACAATAATTTTCATAAATAACTTTTTATTATAGAGTCGCCATATTCTATGTCGTCTTCAGACCGCCCAGCCTGCCACGCTGAGATTGAACAACATCCTTTATAAACAATATCAACCAACTTCGGGTCAAGTTCAGTTTTATCTTTGTGTGTCACACGCACTCGTTTCATTTCGTGTGTGTTGTGTTCTGTTCCAAACATGATATAAAATCCTCTTTTATCAAAGAATTCAACCAGTCTGTTCAAATTCTCAATACTGTTTCTGTCCGGTATAACATCCAGATGTCTAATACCCAGTTTCACAAGAAATTCATACATGCTTTCAAGATCATGCTCAAACTCTGTGAATTGGTTTGATCCATGGTCAAACAAAACCGGATAGCATGGTATTCCTTTGGCTGATCTTATGAGTTCAATGCACTCTGTTACTGTTAGGAAATTTTCCTCGGATTCTTTGACATATGCCGGTCCTCCCACCTTTAACATCTTGGTTCGTATGTCTGCTTCTGACATATCACCCGTTGCATAAACACGTTTGATTTCTCTTGCAATATGTCTTTCTCCCACAAAATCTTTTGCACCATTTTGTAGTATGCTGTCATAAGATATAAGATTTGAATTATAGAATTCATTCACTCTTTCTATAATCTTTTTTGCATGAACAACTTGATAATCTTTTGCCGATTTTAACAAAGTTCTATGTTTGTGGTCCATCATTCCAAACCCAATCGGATGGAATCCCTTTCCAACAATATACATTCTACCATAATTTGATGGATCATTTATTCTTATTTTTGAATGTTGAAACTCTGGTTCCAACGCAAGAAATTCTGCGTTATACATCGGATATATTTTATTTTCGTGTGCAAGGTTGCGAAATTCACCATAGCCACCAACCGAATAAAAATCATTGATACCCAACACCTTTACAGCATCTTTCTTGGCAAGTTCAAACATTTCGTCCATTGACTTGAACGCACTGAACGAGTATGGAGAATGAACATGTGAATTGGTATATATCATTGTTTATAATGTCTTTGCCAACTCCAAAAATTCATTTTCGCACAAGTCTCTGCTCTTTGTAAAATCGCCGGGAGTGTCCATGTGTGTTGTTTTGACGATGCTCAAATACTTGTCTTCAAAGTTTTGTTGATCTTTATTGCAAAGAGGGCATTGTAGAAACAGATGTATCTTGAACTTTAGATTGGGATATTTCTCCAATAGAATGTCTCTCAACATTTTCATATCTTGAACATCATCAATTTCGTCAGGAGCAGACAACCCGCAATATTTGATTTCATTGTGGTGTTTCTGATCGTGAGATCTTCTTAGGAAAATCAGTTCTTTGTCGGTTGAATTCAACAACTTAATCAAACGATCCAATCGTCTTTTTAGCGTATTGTCATAGTCCTTGATCAACTCGCGATGAAAAAACCGAATGTTGTAATCCACGTTGAATTCATTGGCATTGCCTTGCAGTTCTGTGTTCATCACTCTGTCTTCCAACAATCCACGAAACTCATTTTGAAATACTTTGTGCATGGAATGAAAAGACACCACCCAGTCAAATGGAAATGAAAATGTCTTTTTACCAGATGCTCTAAAAACACCGGCAGAACCACAATCAGCACCCAATGATATATAAATTTTTTCCATATAATTAATTATTTTCCAATGGCAAATTTACATATGGCTCAACGATGTCATATTCTCGGTCGCGAAATATTACATCTTTTCCACGAAATGGCAACTCAAACTCTTTATGAACCAACGAAACCCAATCTTGATCTTTGTTGTGACTCCAACAGCTGACCTTTTTCAACATTGCTTCCTTTGACCGCACCCATGAATAATGATGCACAAATGGACTACCATTGTATGTTGTCATTGCTCTGCGACAATTGTGTGGAACAAACCAAAACATTCCTTTGCGTTCTTCTTCATGGAAAATGAAATCATCGTTTTCTGTGATTGGTCCTTTCTTTACAAACACGGTGTTATCTTCCCATGTTTTGCTACGAAATTTAAAGTCTCTAAAATACCAGTAATGAGCAATTTTATAACTGTCCAATATACCCGCTTTTTCTTCTTCGTTCACCCATGCAATAAACTTATTTGATTCAACGATTTCATCTGTGTCCAGAAACAGAAAATACTCTGTATCTGCGCGTGCCAATTCTATTCCAATCTTGCGAGAAATGTTGCAGTGCCATCTTGAAGACTTGGTATTGTCATAAGCAAACTCTACGAACTGAACACCTGCGTTTTCTAACACAGACTTTTCTTGTAGTGATTTGTTTTCTTCGGTACCATCATGAAAATGATCGCAGTATGGTATGATGATTTCGTGTGAAAATGATCGAACATTGTCAATGCAAGACTTTAGAAAGATATAGTCGTTCGTACAATAGTTTATGATCGTTGTAATTTTTTTCATAGCATCTCAATTTCGGTATCGTCCATGATTATCAAGCCAGTTCCAGAACCATGCCCATATTTGGTTATATCGATCTTTGTGTGCGAAACTTCGCTCCAAAATCTCTTCATTGGGTCGTTCAAATGAATGTCATCGCAGCATAGTAGTCCCTTCCATCCATTTTCTATCAGTTTTTTATAGATTTGAATTTCATTATGATATTCATGATCAATATCCAACATTATGAACTTTGCCTGTAGCAACTTATCCATGATATTGCTGTCATATATAACATTACCAATCGCAAATTCGCAGTTCGGGAAGGTCGGAACACCCGGTTTACAATTGATTATATCAATACTATATACAAGATTGGTAGGATTGGTACCAAGAGCCAATGCAGATGCTCCCATGTTTGTTCCCACATCTGCTATAATTTCATAATTGTATATCGACGCCAAATACATCAACAGCCTATAATGTTCTTTTCCAGCCTCCAAGTGATAATAGTCGTTATACCAAGACGGAATCATTGACAACAATTGTGGCGTGCGGGTGTCTATAGAATTTAATGTATTTGTAGATAGTGTAATTTTTTTCATATTATTGATGAACCTGATATGTACCGTAGTTGATGTCTTTCTGCCAATCTGTTCTATCAAATTTTACAGATATGGCTTTTCCATCAATAATGTCGCACGGATGTCGCACGGATGTCGCCGGTCTTGATTATGTTTTTTATTGTGTTGTAGAAATGAGGCTCAAAATCGTGTTTTTCAATCAGTGCTTGTCCAAGAGCGTCGTTGGGCAATACCATGAATTTTCCGTGTGTTGTATCTGCTATAGTTGGCATATTGTGTTGTTATTTGGATTTTATATACACTGCATCGAATTTGTTTATAACATTCTGCGGTGAGAATTTGATTGAATAACAGTCCCATTCTATATCCTTCACATACTCTTTGTCAATTTGTAATAAATACGAAAGCAGTTCTTCTTTATTTTTATATGTCAAAGCTTTGTCTCCAAGCATATCAATGTGTGCTCGCATATACCACGAATATGGTGCGTCATAAGTGAACACAGGCTTATTGTATGATGAAAACTCTGCAACTGCCAAGCCAAAGGTTTCTCCATCACTTCTACCATGTATCATAGCATCACAGGTGTTGATAAACTTACTTTTGTATAACAATTCTGGTTGAAATGGTATGAACTTGGTGCGAGGATGATCTGTAAACGGCTTTGTATTCAAGAATATAGCCCACAAATCCGACCGCTTGTTCAATGCTTCAACCACAGCTGCTTGAGCATCTGGCACATCAAATTGTTCATAGCCACCCAATCTTCCGATCACAAACGCATTTTTAGGTACACCTAAATCATCATGCAGAGTTTCATTTGTTTTTGGCAAATTTATGATATGAGGAACCCACAGTTCTTTCTTGAAATGTTTTGATAACCATTCACTCACACCAGCATACACATCTCCGTGTGGTTCATGCATCTGAAACACACAATGAATACCAGTTTTACAGTTTGTTGGCGTCAGCTTGTCGTCTGTGCCATATTTTATCATATAAAACAAATCTATCTTTTCTTTGTCTATGATGTATGGAATTTCGGATGTTTCTTCATACAAAAAACAACCAAATTCACCAAACTTGTCCATTGGATGTGTGGATTTGTTTTTGGAACTTACAATAAATGGTTCGTGACCAAGAACATCTCGCAAAGCCAAAGAATAGTCATATGGCACGGTCCCACAACCTCTATGGTCTAATTGATTTACATGTATCCCAATCTTCATACCAAGTTTCTTCGCAGCTTATATTTTTCGACTGGCAAAGTTTCTTTGTCAAAATCTTCCCAATTATCCCACAAAGCACTGATAAATCTACCAGATATTCCATCACTCTTTTCAGACAACAACCATTCAATCAAATTCAGCATATGTTCTGGATCGTCTCCTTGTGTGGACTGCTTCAGTGCTTTGTTGTATTCTTCATCTCCAATCACACTTGGACCCGCCTTGAGTGGACCATCAATGATGTTTGTTTTGATTGCGCCGGGTGCCACCGCATTTATGTCCAAATTATGTTCTTCCAATGCCATGCTTTCAACCAAACGAACCACCCCAGTCTTTGCTGCTGCATAAGCAGAGAAATATGCTCTACCATTTGCCGAACCTCCTCCAGCCAAACATACAATCTTTGCTCGCCGGGCTTTGTCCATGATGGGATAAATCGCGCGAATTGCATTGTATGTTCCATTAAGATTGACTGATATGGTTTCTGTCCAAGCAGCGGCATCGGTCTTTGCTATTTTTCCAATTTCACCTTGTGTTCCAGCACATGTTATCAGGGCATCTATGTTTATATCAGCATCAAGAAAGTATCTGGACCAATCTTCTACTTGTTCATAGTTGGTTATATCACATTTATACTCTGAAGAACGAGATAGTCCATACACAACATGTCCTTTATCAACAAATCTGTCGGTCAGCATCTTGCCAATACCCGCACTATTACCAGTTATTACGATGTTCATCGTTGGATTTCTTGATTGCTGGAATTAGATTCAATCCCAAATTGAACTTATTATCAAGTTCAATAAGAGTGTGAATTTCTCTGCCCAGTGTATCATTTGTATATGGGCCGCCGGGTTTTAGATACGACAACGGTCCAATGCGTCTATCCGATTGTAGTCCCATTGACACTTCACTTTTGTCTGCGCGTGCTGCGTCACACACTTCGGAAATTTCATTGATAAAGGCAATGCTCAAAGCCAAAAAAGAATTGATTGCATGCTTGATCATTTCTGCTGACTCTAACCCAACAAAAATAACTGGTTTGTTCAATGGAGCAAACAAATCTTCTATGGTCGATAGTCCAAAATTCTTTCTATCTTCGGCGTGAACTAAAGCACTTCCATCCAACCCAACAATGATGCGATCTGGATTCATAAAGTCATTGATTGCTTTTCCGCGACGAAGATTTTCCGGAGAACAAGCAATTCGTAATTTTGGAAATGCATAAATAAGTTCTCGACATGTACCAATTGGAATTTGAGATGACACCAAAACAATTGTACCTTCACTGGCATTTGGTAAAATGTTTCTCAATCTATCAACAACGACTTGAGAACTTGGTTTGCCGTCCGCATCAACGGGAGTATCATAACATATCCAAACAATTTGTGACGCTTGTAGTTTCTCAATGTCGGTTTCATCAACATTCACTTTGTGAAATTGCTCCATACACGCTGCGGTGACATATGCCAAATGACCATGACCAACGATTGTTATATTCATACTTTATTTAGATGAGTTGACATTTCGGTGTTGAAACTCTGCCATATCTTAGCCTTATGAGCATCTATGTCAACGTTTTTTAACTTTAAATATTTTTTATAATGATTCTCAACAATATACTTTGCTCCTATTTCGGTCACTACCATGTTTCTCATAACATGTTGTTGAACCAACTTTCTATTATATTTTGCGTTGTATGCTTCAGAGAATGTTGTAATCCATGTGTCATCCGGCCCATACTCACCAATAAATTCAGGTACGGTTGCTTTTTGCATAAGGTCGCGTGAAATACAAGTAAACCAACCACCACCAAACTTGAATCCATTGATCTGTTCCAAATATGTTGCATCCATGTTCATACATTCATTGTCCAATGAAAATACATCAAAGAAATCTCTGTGATTGTATGGCTGAGACATATACTTCTTGTTGGTGATTATGTTCCAAGAATCGTCCCAGTATTTGATGATTTCTGGCGTAATGATATAATATTGGTCCTTCATATCATACACAAAGGTAGACAGTGCATATAATATATGCTTTGGAAAGAAAACGTCGGTGTCCAACCATACATGAGCATCAACGTTGTCTTTGTATTTTAATGCATCAGATCGTCGTTTGGCAGCAGAACCTCCTATAGTTCCGTTTGTGTTATAATCAAAATCGCATTCACACCAATTGCAAATTTTCTTCAAGTTGGACAGTTTGTCTGCAAACAACAACCAAGGAATTTGAGACTTTTCCCAATCAATTCTGTTGCTGCTGGTGTCCAATGTGATAGACAAATGAAACTTTATTTCTGGATGAATGTTGAATGAGGATTCTTTCAATCCAATCAGTACTCTCTCCAATCCATCAATCTCCCACGGAAACACAAACATGCTGATTACTATATTTTTCATATCTTCAATTATACATGTTTGCTGTCATTTGGAAAGGATAAACTTTGCGTTCGTGTTTTAATAGTTTCCAACTTGGATATGTCAATCCTTTGCCTCTATTGTCATAGTTTGGACCATACCAAGGATCAGGCATCACGATATTTCCATTATTGTTGTTCAAGTATCCTCCCCACCAAGCAAATGTGCTGTTGGACAATATCAAGTGTTTCATTTTGGTCATAAGAAACAATTGCATACCAACACTATCATTCACATATATGGCACTGTCACCAAATGTTTGTTTGCACCACGTAAAGTCATCTGAAAACACAAACAACTGATCTGCATCTTGGAAATGTGTATTTATGGCATCGGAATAGTATATATCACTTAACACACAATGATTGTGTTGTAGCATAAGATAGTCACCACGTCTCACCGATACTCCCAACGAGTTTGGTGAGATTTCTATTTTGGAAATTTTCTCCGAAATTTCGTCAGTGGGAACAAAATACTTGTTTAGCAAATCATCTCGAATATCATCAAAGTATCTGTAATCTTGATAGAATCCAGATATGGTAGTGTTTTTGACCAACGGTATTTCTTTATAATCATCAACGTGATGATCATATTGCTTGTTTTCGTTGACCACGCCGCGATTAAAGTTGTATTTGAACATGCTCAAATCAACTTTCACATTTCCCCTATGACCTGCATATGAGTCATTGGGAAAAACACAACCTTCTTCCAATTTTTTTGCCAAAGATAATGCCGTGGCTATTGGATATAAATGATTTCCCAATCTACCATTGAACGTGCAACTTATCATTTTTTTATAATAACACTTGTTATGCTATGCAAATAATCGTTGGGGTCTCTTTGGAAAAATTCAATAAGTTCCACGTTGTTTCTTATATATTCCAATTGAGTTGGAGAAACATACGGAGTTTCAAGTTCAAGTCCCTTTTTCACTCTGTATAGAAAATCATAAGCAGTCAATGAGTCTCTGTATGGATTAAAATGCGCTCCAATAAAAGAGGTATGTAAATCTTCCAGCACATACAATCCTCCGCTTTTCAAACATGGAAATAAAGTAGCAATGGTCACAAGTTGTTGCTGCATGGTATGACCACCGTCATCAACTATAATATCATATTCAGAACATACTTCCAAGCATTTCAATAATTGCTTTGGATCTGATTGATCAGCTATCATTGTTTTTATATTCAAACTTTCATATTGCTTCTTTGGTTCTATGTCAACACCAACTACAGTAGGAGATCCAAAAAATTCTTCCCACATTTTCAATGAAGCTCCGTCGTATATTCCAATTTCAAGCAATCGTGGATTGGTATATTTCACCATATAATCATGATAAAAATCTGTGAATCCGTGACCGGCAGCTTTGTCGGTGTTGTGTTTGAGTCCCAATTCAGTTAGTCTATTCATATTTATCCGTGTCCCATATTGGCCTTTGCAGACCAGTTTTTGTTGTAGAATTCGTTTTGTGCTCTTTGGCGATCTATGGTCTTGTCATGAATAATGGCATAATCAACTTCTTTTGGAAGATCTGCCACAATAGATGCTCCCGTAATTGTTTCGTGCAATGGCTTGTGCCATTGTATCTTTAGACTATTTTTATAAATACGAGATTGATAGTCGGGGAAATTTACCAACGGTGCTTTATATTTTATTTTTTTCAACATAAACTTTTTTCTTTCTTGCTAAATTTTCTTCCCATGTAATAAATTGTAAATTTTTTGGGTCCGCGATTTTTTCGGGGGGAATTCCATTTAAAAAACCATATTGCACAGAAATGATATGGTCTATTTGATATGCACCTTTAACCCCGCATCGCCCCTGTTTCGATGGGTCGTAACCCTCAACCAAATGTGCCACTTTTTTTGTAAATTTTGTAACTTGGTGCCTGTAAATTTTGAATAATCTCTTAATTGTCAATTCTTTCGGGGTATATTCTATTTTTTTACCTTTTTTATATGTACATCCCTTTCTTGAACCAAATAATCCATTTTTTATTGCATTTTCATAACACCCATCTTTCCAACGCTGTTTCCACATTTTTGATAATTCTTTCCTACCTTCGGGAGTTCCCCATCTATCCTTAGACGCCTTTGATATTATTTCTTTTGTTAAATCGGAATGTTTAAATCCAGTATGGTTTTCTCCCATTTTACTTAAAATATCTGAAACTTCTTTCGTCAATCCCGTATTCCATCTTGGTGCATTTTTGCAAACACCCTTCATCGTTTCGGATTGTTTTTTTCTTCGCATTTCCATAATATCTGGTGGAACTGGCGGTTTCAATTTGTTTGCACACTCATAACAATTTCTATTTTGTTTGTGAGACAGAACGCAGCCATATCTATTTTCGTGTAAAACTTCTCTTGAGCAATTTGGGCATTTTCGTATATAAACAATCTGCCCGTTGATAGTTCTTTCTTCCAGAAATTCGTATGTTTTTTTGGGCCTTGCCATACATTTATATTCGCGTTTGATGATTATCAATAATAAATATACATTAACCGGCTATTTCTTCCGAAATTATCAAATTATTTTTCTTCAAAAATGCGTATTCTTCCGAGGCATCATCTATAATAGTTTCTATAATTGGGTTATTTTCTGGAAGAATTGACAAGTTCCAACCCCACATCGTCACATCTTTCTCCGTCATTCCTCTTACAATATTTACTCTTGGAACTCTATACAACTCAACCGTCGGATTTGACTCAATGATTTCGTGTATGTTGTTCAACAGATTTGGAAACAAATATTCATCGGCGTCGATTTGTATAATATAATCACCCACACAACGCTTGCTACCATAATTTTTATGTTCAGAAAAATTTTTGTTTAGTGCATGTTGAACCACGGCGAACCCATAACTTTTTGCTTTGGAAAGAATTTTCTTGGTGTCTTCATTATCTGAAAAATCGTCCAATACAACGACTTCATCGTTTGGGGCAACAAAGTCTATATGAGTCTTGAGCTTCTCAATCAGTTGCAGAAGCTCAAGTGTCTCATTGTGAACAGTTACTAAATAACTGATTTTCATCCTGCGACTGGTGTTGGTGCTGTTATTTTCTTGAACTTTGGTAGAGTGATTGCCACTTTCTTTTCAAACGCTGGCAAGTTCTTGTCCAAAATGTCCATGAACACTTTATTTCCTGCTTCCAATGTGAACTTTTCGCTGTTTTGCTGACGCAGTTTTTCAGCATTTGGAATATACTTGATATAGTTATCAAAAATATCTTCCAACTTTTGAGCCGCAACACTATAGTTTACATTGAACCACATTGATTCTTTGATCAACCAATCATTACATGCACTTGGAGGAACATTTACCAATGTACCAGGCAACAAGTTTGACAACTCTATTGGCAAGAAATCAACGTGACCGCTCCAACCACTGGCGAGCAATGGTTTGCCGCTTAGTGTTGCTTCAAGCAATGGACGACCAAATCCTTCACCGTGAGTAAAGCTGACATGTGCCTTCACCTTTGGATGATTGTATAGTCTATTCAATTCCTTTGGCTCCAATTCGCCATGAACAAGATAAATGTTTGGCAAATCTCCAGTCAATGGAGTTCTGATTTCACTGATTTTCTTTAGTAATTCGGTTTTGTCAATCTTGCTGAATGTGGCACCACTGGTCTTGAGAACAAGAGCGGGCTTCTTTTTCTTGTTCTTGAACACTTCGCTGAACACTTTTATAAGCATTCCAATGTCTTTACGATCTGCACCCAAGTCTCCTTGTAGCCAATGACCAACAAACAAATAACAGAAGTCTTCTGGAATAGCATCAATGGCAGCATCGATTTCAGAAGAAGGTTCATTTGTCTTTTTATATATGTTGATGTCAACACCTTCAAACGCAACTTCGATTGGCTTGTTTAGTGCAATCTTTTCTTCTGCACCACTCTCGTGTTTTTTCATGTAAGCCGCTTTAACAAATCCGTCCTTGGCAAAGTTGGAAGGAACGATGTTCAAGTCCATGCGGTTCATTCCTTCAACCCATTCAGCTTTTGGAATGGTGCTTTCAATACCAGCAGTTACGCCAATATTATATTTTCCAATTGGTTTGAACTCATTGGGAATAGAAACTTGAATAAACAACTCTGGTTGTGTCGAGAGTTGGTTGACTATTCTGCTCTTGATCTCTTTCACCATTGGTGCAGTTTCATCATCAAGCATTGTATTTGGACACATGCCCCAACGCATAGGAATGATCTTTACATCAAACTTGTTACTGTTGATTAGCGCAGTGGCAATTTGAAATGTATGATCACCATATCCGCTGCGGGACGCTATTGGTCCCTGCAATACACATACAGGTTTTATTTCATTACTCATTATATAACCTTTATTTTATTATTACGGAGTTGTTCCAGCCGTATTCTGGTCTTCTTGTTCAGCAATGATTGCTTCAATTTCATGTTCTACATCATTGATGCGATCTTTGAAATCAACATTTGCCGACTTCTTTTCCTTCTTGATTTCGGCGAGCTGTTTTGTTAGCTCGTATACTTTTGCTTTTGCTTCTTCTTTAGTTAGTGCTTTTGCCATAATATTTTTATTTTAGTTGAATTTGTTTTTTGCTTCTGCTCTGTCAATCGTTGGTAGAATTAGTCCAATGCTCTTGTTTGGCATGTTGTGACCAACAAATTCATCATGACGATGAATGTTGAAACGTTCTCTGCCTTTCCAATTTGATAACATACTGTCAATGCCAGATGCCATATTTTCGCACATCTTTTCTGCGCTCAATCCATCCGGACCCATTAGCCATTCGCGACCCTTTAGTCCACGTGCTTTGCGATCATCTCGACCAACTTCATACCAGTGCATCATTGCTACAGCAGCATCTTCCCACTTGGCATAATCAGCCAGAATATATGGAGTAGGAATGCTGCCTTGTACCATTCTTGAACCAGGAAACAATGGAGTAACCCAAGTACCATGATTTTTGTATCGTCCATCTGCGTTGGTTCCCCAACTTAGATCAAACTCTACAGGTTTGTTGTTTTCATCTGTAAATCCACATTGATCTTGCAAACCACCAGTCACTGTTACGATGATTGGTGTACCAGATGCAAGACTTTCTGCGGTTCCAAGTCCAAATCCTTCATTGTCAGACAGATTGATTGTAACATCAGCAATATTATAATATTGGTTCATGCGTTCTGGCATAACCTTATCTGTGCTAAAGACCACATCATAATCTGGACAAAATGCCGTCTTACAAGCCGGTAGATCAGTACCCGCTTCATCCAAAGGACTTGTATGCATAAACAACACACACTTCTTTGCTTCTTCCTTGGTTAGATTATCACAAAAGTTTCTGTAAGCAAGCATGATGCTTGAAGTTTGCTTGCGACGAATATTACGATTGTTGTAAAAAATAACATAATTGTAATCCTTCTTGAACAATTGCTTGCGTAAAACTGCCAATTCCTTTATTTCAGACTCACTTGTCAATGGTCTAAATGCATTTGGATTGATGCCATGCGGCACATAAGATACGGTGGTTGGTTTGTTGAGCACAGAACCCAATACACCTTCTACAATGTTTTTGGTTTGCTTGCTGATGCACCCGATCCAATCACAACTTTCATAAAAAGCGCGGTTATACATTGGATATGGAAGATCGTCCCAAATACTATAATAACCAATTGGAATCTTTTGACGAAGTTCGCGTTCCATCTGATACAACCATCCCCAGAAACGAGGATCGGTGAAGTGGAGCAAGCCGTCTGGCTTTTCCATGTTGATGACTTCATTTAGAATTTCTGGTGTTCCATAACCATCGACTGGATAAAGACGCACATATGCATCACTGATACCAGCACTGCTATTCACCGCGCCGTCCAAGTTCAAAATCTTACCCTTTTCAGGATGATGAATTGAACCTGCCAGTTGAACCCAATTATACTTGCCAGCAAGTCCGGTTACGAACTCACGGCTCATGGTTGCTATTCCGGAGTGCATACGCAAATCGTCACATAGTAAAATTATTTTTTTCCGTTGAGCTTGTGGGATATATCCGTTTTTCATAATATAGTTAATTCTTTTTTGTTGTTAAAAATCCAAAATTCAAATTTAAATCCTTGTTTTATACACTCTGCTTTTTTAGCGATGTTTCGTTTTTCGTGAAGTTTATATGTCCATTCACTTTTTACTTCAATAATTTTATTTTCGTTTTTAATTAATAAGTCTAAATACACATCGGGCATATTTTTTTCCAAAGCGGTTTTAAAGTTGTTGCGGTTTTCACCGTACAATTTATCTATAATTTTATTTGACGGCATCATTGAGAATTTTTTCCACCCACTTGGCAATTTTTAATGCACGAGCATCGCAGTAATCTTTCACTCTCTTGTAAGTTTCCGTGTTCACTCCAATCATTTTTCTCGGCGATGATTTTTTCATATATCAATAAATATCAAGTCGTATACAAAAACATACAAATGTCTACAGATTTTACTTATTATATTTTCTGTCCTTTTGAGGAATATAACCATTTTTCATATATAAGATTAGTATGTTTTAAATTTTCGTAATGTCAAATTATATTTAAGAATTTGGAAGATTTTCGTATGTGATTCCAAATGACTTCCATTCCGGTCTCGTTGTATATTTAAGTGGAAGATGGCGAATTTGCAATCTTTCCAATAACGAAAGTTTTTTTGGCAACACCCTTGTCAATCCACACTCCGAATAAGCGTCACTTGCACCTTGTTCAAGAGCACCGCCCCGACCGTGATGAGAACTCATTACAAACTTTCCTGTATTTATACAATGTTCCAATTGATACCGATTAAGTAACCATCCTCCTTGGTGATCATTGAATACTGAAAAATTGTCTTCAAAATCACGCGATACCACTTTCCCCCAGTGTGGATTCATGTCCACCAAAATTTTAGCTCCATTGTTTAGTTCATATCTGATAAATCCGCTCACTTGATCGCTTGGTAATGTTGCTTGATGTTCTATATATGCATTAATATTATCCTCTGTTATGAGCATATCATTTTCATCATATAAAAACAAATCATAGTCATTGATGCTGTCTGCCATGTCTTTTCTGCAAGCGTGTGGAAGATTGGTACCAATAGAAGCTGGAAATAGTATATGTTTTTCTTCAACCGGAACCGTGGTATATACGGTCAAATCAACCGAGTGGGTTGTATAAGACTTAAATTCCTTTATAATCTCATTTAAATATTCTAATTGAGAATTACCATAGTTGGCAATTGCAATCTTTATCTTCATGTTTAAAACGCACTGCCACTGATCTGTAGAGCATTTGTTTCGTCAATCTTCTTTTTGAAGTCTGGATCATTGGTATATAGATATACACAACGATTGACTAACTTTTGCAGTGTCATGCCGCTACTCACTCCTGCTTCTTTGAATGAAGTGTATCTGTCCTTAAAAATGTGAATTGAGGTAAAAGATGTAGGATGTCCCGTTTTTAGTTTCATATATAATAGTATTATTGATTTTTCCTATATACATATATATGAAAATAACATTCCGTATATATAAGAAATCAAATCAATATATAAAAACTACTTATCAAGTTTCTTTTCCGTCACAATATAACTTTCCTTCGGCGTTCTTCAGTTCTTTAAAGATACAATATTTGCAATTCTTCTTGGCTTTGCCGGGTTGCTTGGGAAACACACCGTCTTTATTATATTCACCGGCGGCATCAAATCCAGCATTGATAAACTCTAAGAATGATGTTTCAACTTGTTTCATGCTAATTTTACCATCGGGTGGAGAAATACGTTGAATGCGTTGTTGTGGAAAAGCTACATCCTCGTATAGTTTGCGTTTTACAACAAAGAATTCAATTTCGATGTCAGTCATCGGAACCTTAAACATTTGATTATAAAACCGCTTATACAACAACAGTTGATCAATCTTGGTTCTGTCTGCCTTCTGATATTTATTCCAACCATTGGTTGATGTCTTGAAATCTAAAATAAGTACCTTTTTGGTCAGTTTGTCTCGTAGCACAATGTCAAGAAATCCTTTGTATAATATTGTACCACCTTTCAATGGAATTTCCAATGGTAGTTCAATGCCAACCAGTTCATATTTCTTGCTTGGAAAATGCTTGCCACGCTGTGAATATGCCAATACATGGTCCAGAATAACTTTACCATCATTCTCAAACTCTTTTACCACATCTTGTGTAATCAAACCCAATGTATCTCGTTCTTCTTCGCTCAATTTGAGCTGTTCATCTGTAGCAATCTTTAGATCTTTTAATCCTTCTTCATATTCTTTCTTGAACAAACCAAATGCATCCAACGCATCTGCTTCAGCAGTTCCTACAGTATATAACAAACGAAGATATTCTTGCAATGCAGCATGAATGGCTGTGCCAAATGTGGTATGTATGCTTGCTTCATATGGAGCCAACTTGTCAATATATGAAAGCTTCCATTCCATAGGACATTTTAGCCATTTGCTATATTGGCTGAAACTCACATTCTTGAGTTTTTTTACCGGCACTGCTTGTTCTGTTGGAACTGGTGTAGGCTCAGGAGTTTCTACAAGAAATTGATTTGACATATACTACTACTATATAGCAACAAAACTATCTGTCAATGCTAATGACTGTATATTTATTAAGAACGATGGAAAATAAATCTTTCTCACATGTTCTACAAAAAACGGGTGTACTGAAAACATTCACCGTAGCCAAAGTTGTCAAGAAAAAAGATATAGACGAACTCAAAGCATTGATCAAGAGTGTTGCATCAGATGATGCTGAATATAAAAAAATGTTGAGTGAAGAAATGCTAAAAATCTCCAACATGCATGATCAAAGTAATCCAATACCTGGAATTATTTATCCTGCCGCTGAAGATGGTAATAAAACACTTTTGTTTAGTATCACCACAAAATTTTGTAAAGGAATTAAATCACAAAATTTTAACAAACGCGAACTTGCATTTTTGATTTCATCTATAATTGATAAACTTGGTCTCACACAAGAAGATTTTGTTAATCTAAAACAAGAACTTGAAAATGATATAGATGAAGACGATGGCGCAGAATATGAAAATGGTGATGACAGAGACGAAGGATATGACGACGAAGGATATGACGACGAGGATTCGCGGGATCAAAACTTCTGAATCCAGATATCCATAAACTTGTCTACGTGAGCATTTAGTTGTGGGTCAAACAATAACGCTTCTGGTAGTTTGTATTCTACATGTTCCCATTCAATGGCATGATGTGCAGCGGCTTTGATCTTTGGATCATTTTCTTCTTCATGTTCATTGGCGGGTTGAACAAATCTCTTTTCAATCGTTGTTATGATTGATCCATATGGTTCAAGCACACGAGTTTCTTTGCTGATAGTATATTTGCTGATATGGCATAATACGCCATTCACTTCATTCTTTAGAAAATAAAGTTCATCTTTTTCATATACATCATAACGAACGTCTGTGATGATATAATAATCATAATTTGTTTCATCAATGGTTTTCTTGGCAATATCAATCCAATATCTACCATTGGTACGCTTGCGTTGAGCATCGCCATACCACACAAGCATAGGACGAATAAGCAACTTTTCTTCTGGAACAGATGTGAAAGCAGACACGCCAATATTTTTTAGCAAGAAAGCATCTACGTTTTCCTTTAGCGGATCAGCCAAAGCAATTCGTTTTACAGACTTTCCGGCCTGTTGAAGATTTCTGCTCAAAATTGAAGCAAATGTATCTTTTCCACTGCGGGCCGCGCCCCCAACACCAATCACCTTTTTGTTGCTCATATACAATCAATATAAACACTTACACAAGTTGGTCAAGCCTTTTCAAGCATTTCTTCCACTTGATCTGTGCTATAACCATAGTTTTGCACAACACTGCGAATGTCGTCATTGGTCATGATACTCATATATTCAACTACATTGCGTTCGCTGTCTTTGAAATGCATGCACAACAGAGTCAATAAAGTTTTGTTGTGTTTCTCTCTGCTGTTTTTGATATATGGCACAAACACTTTGGCTTTTGGCACAACAACAATACAAATTCTATAAAATTGCTCAGGGGTTAGTTTGTCTTGATAATATTGTAAATCATTGATGCTATCAACAAAGTCCATCTGCATGCTCAAAAATCTGCATAGCATATAATTACTCCAAGTCTTTTTATCCGCATCAGACAATGTATCAAAGTATTTAGGATTTTTTCCCACACGCACTTCATTGAGGTGGTCAAATAAACTTTTAGTCTTTGGCTTTTTATCAACTTCGTTTTTTATTTTTGCCATGTTATTTACCAACTATACAATAGTATGGATATATGTCAACAACATCACACAATTTTAATAAACCCATCGTTTATGCGATTTTTTAAAATAATGTTGGCGGCTTTTTCTAAAGCTTCTTCTTTAATTTTCAAGTAATCTTCCACAGTAGCGGTTGAAGCATACTCCATTATCATATGATGATCATATGCTTGTTGGGCCTCTTCAAATGTTGATTTGTCTAAATCAAGTTGCGTTACGCCTATTTGCTTCATAAATTTTAATCCCACTTTCTGTGTTTTTCTGCCACCCATTCATTACCATCATACTCTTCAATCTGCCATTGAACATCATTAGGAATCTCTATAACTTTAAGTTCAGCAAAGCCACCATCGGCAGCTTCTCCCAGTTGCTCCACAATTTCTACTAGAATAGGATTGTTGCGCTCGATGTCATGCTCATAGATAATAATTGTACCAGATCGTTCATTAAACAGAGCAAGAGCTTCTTTAGAAAGCCCAAAGCCACCGTAGCAAGTATTGATTACAATTTTCATTTTTTTATAGATAAGCGAACATCCAACGCAGCAGCACAGGGAAATTGGTCCCCAATTTTGAACTTTAGCGTATTTAAACTAAATGGTTTGAGCACTCTGTCACCGTTGACCCAACTTCTTTCTGTGCTAATATATTCTTCTTGTTGTAATATATTACGCAACTTTGTGAACTCTGGGTGATCAATTATCCCATGTGACATTCCAGATATGGTAGAACCATCATACATATTCAATGTCATATGTTTGGCGTCTACAACATCAGAAATATATTCACGTTTTAGCACAAACTTTTTCATATTATTTCTTCCATACACGCTTGTCGTATTGAACGAATGTAACAAGACCAAATGCGTTCTTTGCATTTGCCCATTTACCTTCATTGTTCTTTTGGCTGACTATTTTTGTGTATGCGGCGTTTTCAGTCAGTAGCTCTGGGTTTCCAAGAAAAAACTTGTTTCCAAGTTCTAACTTGCCAAATTCTACCATACGCGGTCCTTCATTATTTGTTTTCATTTTTGTTTTCCTGTGTCAAATTTTTTGATTGTGCTTTATTAGAGTTATTACTGCGCTTAACATCATCTCGTGTGCTGCGGATTTGTCGTTGTTCCAATCTATATAATCTTGAGTTAAGTTCGGTTGTTTTACTATTTATTTTGCTATGGTCCGAATTGTTTTTCTTTAGTTGCTCAAATGCAACTTTGAGTGTGTCTGTGATTGCATTTCCTGCTGTTGCGAGTGCTCTTTTATGACCATCGTCTTGTTCAATGAGTTTTTGCTTTAGTTTCTCTATTTGATAATAAGAGCGAACAGAATATGCAAGCAGCAAAACGCACAATGTTAATGTGAAATAGTCCATAAATAAAAGAATGCATCAGATTATGATACATTCTTGATTTTGTCAATGTTGTTCTATGCTACAACTTCTTTCACATGCGTAACATTATCAAGGAAGTGAACCCAACTTGGGTGATGAGCAATATTGATTGTTGCGCTCACAGGAATCGACTTTGGTGCATATGGCTTACGAATAAGCTTTAGACCAGCCTGTTTAGGGGTCTTGTCTGCTTTAGCACTATTGATGTCCTTATGACACCAAACCATGTTCTCGAAAGTGTTTTTACCACCTTTAGCACGTGGAATAACGTGGTCAATATTGCCTTCTTTCCAAGAAAGGGACTGTCCAGTGTATTGGCATACGCCACCGTCGCGTCTGCGAATACTTTCCTTGGTCGGACGAGGCTGTACCATAGGCATTTTACCATAGTTGGGTTGAATAATAACTCGTGGAGCACGAATAATCATATTGGCAGTATGAATCGCCAAATCATAATCACGCACAGGCAATGTCTTCCATACATCCCAACCAACAGGAGTGGTGCTTGTAGGGTTGTCCCAATCAACATTACCATCAGCACCAATAGCAAAGTCCATGTCGATAGCAACGGCTGGCGGATTCTTTCCACCATCACCGCCAAGCATAGCGATTAGCGCATCTTTGACGGTCTTGGTTCCAAGAGCCATCCAGTTTGCGTTCAGAGATAATACTGGTTGATTGATAACATTCATTTTTATACACCTATAACTATGATAGGATTTTTATAAAAAGTCAAGATGTTTCTTACACTTTATATAACAACTTTGACTTGAAGATACGGATCAACATCAACTTCCATATCGCCGTCAAATAGAATAATAGTTTTATTTCCTTTATTTATAATCAATGACACTGTTAGTGTTTTGCCTGATGCACTAAGCACTTTGTCTCCAATCACCAATCGCTTTGCTGCTTTTTCAAGATATTTTTGTGTTTTTGTCATATATTGTTTATTTGATAATATCTTCAACTGCGGCGAGTTTTTCTTCTTCACTTCTGTATGTGAACAATGTGGCTTCTTCCTCTCTGGTAATTTTTGTTAGTGTTTCATTCATTAGTGTCAATTTCATGCGATCAATTGATCTAATATTGTCAATCGCAATCACAAATATAGCATCTTTGATTTTTTTATGAAACTTTGAGGACAGTCCTTCAATTGTAATAGTCCCACTATTGTATTCATAATTAACGCGAAAAAATCCTTTCTTCAATGCAGCAACACGAACAGGCTGTTCTTCATCTGGCAAAGTTTTAACATCCAATCCATACTTCAATGCAATTTTTGGATTATTTTGCAACCATCTGTAATGCCATTGATCCAAAGACACAGGCTTACCATCTGGTAAAATCCACATCTTGGATGTAAGAAGATCTGTCTTATGTGAAGCCACTGCCTTCAGTTCAGAAAACAATTTACTTTCTCTTAGCAATTCATATTTCTCTCTTAGTAGTTTAATCATATAGTAATAAGTATATTTCTAATATGCAATAGTATAGGGCTTGAACTATATAAAGTCAAGCCCTATGTTTTTACTTCAATACTTGATATAGCAATTTTTTATATTCATCTGCGCCAATATACTTCGTATCAAGCATCTTGAATACCATAGCTGCACGACCTGTGCTACCATATGCTTGCAAGATTTTAGCGGCGGCTTCCTTGCGAGGAATATTGATGCAGTCGAACGAGAAAAGAACCAATGCGTCCATTATCTTCTTCACTTCTTTCATAGCATCGCAGATACGCGAAGCATGTCCAGTTGCCATTGTAGCAATTTCAAAATCAAACTTTTCAGTCAGATACTTGAAAAACTCTGGATAGCCAGTGAACTCGTGTGAAAGTGTATTACGGTCCATAAACCAGTCAATATAAACATCAATCACCTTGTCGATGCTTGATATTTCAGACTTTGCACGGTGCAAGAATAGATATTGTGCGGCTTTTACTTTACGAATTTGTTGTTCGTTGTTATAATACACACACAAACCTTCTTGGTCTTTCAACACTTCAACTGCCGACTTCATTTCTTCAACGGAGTTGTAGGAGAAAGTGCGGGGACGACGCAGCCCAATATCAGATGCAAAATAGTCCAATTGAGATTGGCGCATCAAGGAATACTCACTGTGATTGATTATAGCAGTCAAAACCATGTCGGGTTCGTCGCCATACGTCAGTACAATACGATTTGTTGGCGACAACCATTCCAGTAAAAAAGACTCATTGCTAGTTTCTACCATTTCAAGATATACAATAAACTTTTTGTACTTTTCGCACAAATAGTCTATCTCATGTCCATTTGCTTGCTTACGAGCATCAACAGTTCCTCGTGTGCGAATAACAGTTTGACCCTTGTAGCGAGAAAATATTAAAGTAGAACCGTCAAGCTTTTCCATCAACTTCGCACCAGTTAGGTTAGAAGGTGCTGGAAAAATGTCTGGCTTTTCATCCCAATTGAAAAACTTTTTGAACGACAGTGATACTGCGTTGCCCTCTTTATCCCACAATGAAGAACGATAAATAAGGTTTTCTTTATTCCAAGTTGCCCCAAATGTGGATTGGTTGCACCAAAAAGCATTCATGCTCACCAACAAAGTGTTGATGAACCATAAACGACTCTTTGTCGATAGATTGTAAGTCAATTTTCACTACTTTAGTATGACACTTTTTTATAAGATGTCAAGGATTATTAACACAAATCGGAGTCATCAACGTTCTTTATAACCGAATCAAGGAGTTCATATATGTCTTTGGCATAACTGTGTGGGTCAAATTTAACACCGAAATTTTCAGGCTTCGTCTTGTAATCTTTTAGATATGCACATAAACTATGCATTCCTGCCCAAGCATCAATCAAATCGCGGCGTTGTTTTTTTGTCAGTGGTTTGTTTTTCATTTAGAAAAAATCCCACGGTGTTTGCCGTGGGATTTTGATTTATAACCTTTGATTGCTAATTATTACTTAGCAAGAACTCGACGTAGAGCAGCAACAGCGCGTCCATCAAGGCGAACCTTGTTGACTGCACCAGTGATTGGATTGAATCCGGTGACATTCAGATGAGTGGTTTCGTCCTTGACGCCCTTGGTAGGGCGAGAGAAGGAAATCTCGTATGTTTCGTTTTGGACGAAAGTATTGACCTTGCGACCATTCTTAGTTTTAGTTGTTTTTGTCATATTAGTATGATTTAGTTGTTATTTGATAATGTAATGTTGATTACAAAATGAAGTATGTCAGATGTGCTCAATTTGTCAATAAGTTTTTGCGAGAAATCTTATTTATAGCAGATTCTTTGTGCTTGAACTCAAAATCAAGATGCAAATCTTTTTTATATGTAGAATATACCATAGGTACAAATGTAGGAAAGTCGGCATGAGCACGTGGATTTTTACCAGCAAGAGATTCACTGAAATGAAACAATGGAATAATACCATCTGGCCAAGTAGATACAGATAAATCAAATGCTTGTTGTTCATCGAGAAGTGTGGATGGATTGCATTTGTTATGAAGATTGTCGTGTGTGATTGGAATACCTGTGCGTTTATAAAGATATTCGTGTAGATTATATACAGTCCAACTTTTTAGTTTATCTTCGTTCTCGAAAACAAGCCTACTTGTTACAGATTTTGACATGCGTTTGAGAACTTTTTCCAATCTATCAATCACTTCACCAAACTTGGCGTCATTATAACAATTCATATGAATATTGATTGGTGCTGCATATGATTGTGGTAGTTGAAGCAAATCCATAATCATAGCATGTTGTTCAAGGTCGCGAATAGAGTTTTCGGCAACACCATTTTTTGGACTTGCAGGAACCACAAACTGGTCAGGATGCATGCTGCAACGCACTTTGTTTTGTTTGATAGTGTCAGCACACAATTTGAATTCGTTATAAATTTCAGCAGCATTATAGAAATCATCAAGTTTATACATAACTTCTGGATGCGTCATCAACGGAAATACATTGCTGCCAATTCTATAATTCCATTTGTTTTTGGCACACTCTTTGATAATAACATGAATAGTCTTGATATTATTGAGCGAGCGGTCTGCCAGAACCTTCATTGCTGTGTCTTTGCCCAATTTCTTGTATTGAGCATAAGTCATGGTGTTGAATTTAACACCTTGGTCTTTTAGACCATTGTGAATACAACAAAGTGAAGGAACTATATTATGTGATAGAATCATAATAGTGATATTACACATATGTTGATGTTTGTCAACAATACAACAAAAAAAGGACACCATTTACGGTGTCCTTTTTTGATAAAAACTAACTGATTATTAGAACTTTACAGCCAAACCACCAGACACTCCACTGCTGGTATTTCCGGCAGTAAATAGCGTGTCACGAGATTGATATACACCAATATTCAATGTGGCATATTGCGTGTAATATCCCAAACCAATACCAACCAGAGCATATTGCTTTGCATTTTTCAATGCAGCAATTGTGGCTGCACCCGGATCATTGAATCCATATCCAATAGAAGGAACAATCTTTAGACGTTGAAGTCCAAAAGGAAGTTTAACATTGGTTTCTAGATTATTGGTGTGAACCCTTAGATCGGCACGACCAGTAATATCCCACACTGCATTCTTCCACAACTTACCATCCAACTTAACGAATGGTTCGTTTGTGCTGGAGATACTGGAGATGCTCTTGCTATAAGAGGAATAAACTGAACCCAAGGTCAAGTTTGCCAACGGAGCAGTAAACTTGTAGCCAACGGTTGTATCAATTCGCTTTAGTAGTCCAGAACTTACAACGTTCTTTCCCACAGCATTTGCTTGAATGGTGTTGAAGGTGCTTGCACCCAACACAAAACCTGCAACTTCCACTTTTGCTCCGACGATTGCAACATCTTCATATGCAACAACACCACGATCCAAGAACTTGGTGTAGTATGTTGCGTCTGCTGTGACGGTGACAGCCGAGGCTGTTAGTGTGAGTGCGGCAAACAATGCCGTAATCATTAATAGGATTTTCTTTGTCATATATTTTATATATTATTGTTTATCTTCACGACTTACGTAAAGTACGAATAACTATACACCAGAAAAGCTTTCAGTCAAGAAAATTTCCTACGTATATATGTTATAAAATGGTGGACTCGCCGGAAGTTGCATCCGGGTGCTATATAAAAAGCTTACAAACATATACAAGCTTATCTCTTATAATACATCAATGTTTGGTAGAGCACCACATTGAAGTTGAAGTTTAGTATTTGATTTGTGCTACCATCTTCTATCTCACACAAACGGCCAGATGATGAACGTTGTTTACTTATTATCTGTGTCACAAGGACAACGGACAGCCTATTTTATTAGGCTGCGACAAGTGTCTCGGCTCCGCTGTTCTTGCGAACAGAAAGAAAAGACACCTTTGCAAGATTTCTCTTAGCATTTATGTTTTCCAACGGGTATTATACAGAGACGTTGGACTCTGTGCTTGCGGCTTGTACTCATTCTATAGAGTAGAATCTAAAAACGAGCCCATTAAAAGAAAACATGTAGGGACTGGTTTTTGGGAGCCAGTACCGGAGTTCCATTCGGGGAATTCGTCCTATCTTCGTGACTTCGGCTTTTAAACAAGAAAACTTGGTGCCTACTATATTGTCGTAGAAGAATGACCGCGAGTTTCCTAAACAGCGGCCCTTTTAACTACCCTACATGCTTCAAAAGTTGTATCAAAGAACTGCTACTATAAGTATCACATATCGTGAGCATGTCAATGCTTTTTATTTTTTTCGCAGAAGAAAAAAATCACTTTCTACTTGACTTTTTATATACTTACTCTATTATTTTCGGTATATGAATGGTTTTACTCTACACAAAAATCCGTGTTCTTGTTGCTCCGAGCCTATTGAGTCTGCGCGTGCAGAGCTTGGTCTGCGTGTTTGCCTACGTTGTGCAAAGCGTGGTGTATCTCAATCTAGGTATATGGGTGCACAAGTATATGAGCACAAGACGGCTGGATTTCTGCAAGTTATGCTGCCAGACACATTTGCCGACTTCAAGGCCAAGACTAGCCGCAAGGGTCAGTCTAGCACACTTCGTAATGTGTTGGTTGGTGGAGGAAGATTACAATGAAAACAATGAAAAAATTTAAATTGCCCACTTGGGCAGAAACAAACAATGTGACCACTTATATGGACATGTTGAAATATGACATGCCGAGAAAAGACGCCATTGCTAGAGTGAAGGCAAACAACAAAGTTGCCAAATTCTTGAACAAGAATGGATGGACCTTCACCGAAGGTGGATGTATCGCAGAACATGGTTATGTGCTCAACTTTAGCAAACCAACTGGAATTGTAGCCGACAACAAGGCTGCTCATCCATATCTTCATTTTGGTTGGTATTGGGACAACTGCGGTGGTCCAGATTTTTGGCGAGGCGACCTTTGGGCTTCATATGGTTATGACCGAGAATTTAAATATCTCGGCCCTGCGGCATTCTTTACAGTAAGAGATATCTTGGATAGAAACTTAAAAGATTTGTATCAATATGAAAGTCAACTTGTATATGCACTGATTTCTCAAAACCCTATTATCAATGGAAACAGGTAATACTATATATTACACCAAAGAAAAAATCAAAAAAGATTTGGAATATTGGAGTAAAAAGAAAGAGCACTTTGAAAAAACCAACAATCCAGTTGGTGTGCGAGTAGCAAAATTGCTGATAGACAAATACTTGGATATATACAACGATACGATAACATGAAATTGGAAATTAAAAAAGGACTGCTATTAGAACATAGTTCTTATGAAAAACAACAACTAAAGATAAAAGAATTTATAGAAAAAAATATTTAAATGAAGAAAATTAGTCTAAAATCAAGTGACCAAAAGATTTGGTTTGTGTCTGACCTACATTTGGGTCATGATAAACCATTTATTCTTGGTCCTCGTCAATATACCAATATCAACGAAGCATATGCTCATACACATCAAATGTTGAATGATCATATTGGTCCAAATGATATTGTATTCAATCTTGGTGATGCTGTTATTGGTGCTGGACCAAACTCATTGGATTATGCTAAACGAATTGTGCATCTATCATGCAAACAGCAATATTTTATTTGGGGCAATCATAATGCTGGTATGCAACAGTTATATGATTTCTGTAGAGCAGACATTGGATTGTTGGCAGATGATGTGGAGATATATCCATTGAATTATCCAAACAGTCCATTCACATTTCTTGGTCATTATGCAGAAATTACAATTGATGGCAGAGCAGTTGTGCTAACTCATTATCCAATTGCTTCATGGAATCATATCAGCAAAGGTGCGTATCATATTCACGGTCATTGTCACCGCAATCTAAAAGAAGATACAACCCTGCAAAGATTGGATGTTGGTTGGGAATGGAAACGTCGTCCAGTTGAATGGAATGAAATTGTCAGAGAATTGAGTCCGCGCAGCACAGTTGCACCAGACCATCACGGCAAAGACGCATAAAAGAAAACCCACCGAAAGGTGGGTTTTGTTTTATTCAAGTGCTTTTATTCTTGAAGCAAGTTCATCCAACGCTGCTTGAACAGTGGTTGGTGATGTGTTCCAGTTTCCAGCAACGGTTGGAGTAAATGATGCTATCGGTGAAGCAGCATTTGGTTGGTAATCATGCGGAATTACGGCAACTGCGGTAATCATTTCATTGTTTGGGCCAGGTATAAGTGTCATATACATATAAATATTATAAAATCTAACAAAAGTGATATAAAATAAGTCTTGACTTTTTTATTTTTTTAGCAAGAATGTTGTAATGAAAAAACTAATTTACAAAGAAGGTAATCTATTGCTTGCTAAAGATGTTGAGGTAATTGGTCATCAAGCCAATTGTCAAAATACATTTGGAAGTGGCATTGCTCGCACTATTTGTGAAATGTATCCCGATGCTTATGCTGTGGATACATTGTGTGCGTCAAAGAAGTCAAACACTCTTGGTAATTTCAGCATGGCATATATTCCAATGGAACAATACAATAAGCATGGTACTCAAATCAAAAAGATTTTCAATCTATATGGTCAAAATCTATATGGTAAGGGAGTGAGACAAACCAACTATGATGCATTATATAATGCTCTTGAGGGTATGTCTAAATATTTGACAGAAAATGATATGGACCTGCCCGTTCCATCTGTTGGATTTCCATATCAAATGGGAAGTTTTCGCGGAGGTGGAATTTGGGACATTGTTTCTCGACTCATTGAAGTGGCATTTGATGATTATCCCAACGATGTGATAATTTATCGCCTTGATATGAACTAAAAAAGAAACCCCGCGATTTGCGGGGTTTTTTGTTTGTGAAACTAATTTGAACTTTAAGACTTGATGGTTACCACGCCATTTGCTCCAGAACCGGCTGTTGATGCACCATAGTCATACGATCCACCGCCACCTCCGCCTGGAAATACACCGGCTCCTGCTGGTATCACGCCATTCAGACTTGCGCCTGCGTTATAAAATGCACCTGCTCCACCGTTTCCAGATGTAGCATTTCCCAACCCACCAGATGCTGGTGTGTTTGGTGTAGAGAAAAATGCACTCGTTCCATTTCCGCCATTTCCGGTCTGTCCACCACCACCGCCGCCGCCAGAGCCGTTGTAACTGGCATATCCTTGAAAGTCAGCAGAATAGCCACCATAATATGCATACTTACTTCCGGTTAGCAACACTTCTTGATGTGCAATGGAACCATCTTGCTTTCCACCAGGTGCTCTCAAGAGAATTTCTCCAGAACCAGACACGATGTATGAATTTCCACCATCGGTTGCGGTTGCTTGTCCTACGACTATTGTATAAGATCCCGATTTGAGTGTTCTGTATGATTCTGCATAAGATCCACCAGATCCACCTGATCCACCTGTGCTGCCAGCGCCACCGGCACCGACCGCAGACATCGTTACTGCCAACGCTGTGAGCGTAACGAAAGTGCCGTTTGAAGTAAATGTTGTTGTTGCCATAATTTATATTATTTTAAGTTCATGTATAAATATAGAATAATCTTGACAAAACTCTACTTTTTATTGAATATATGAGCATGAAAATGTTAGTAAAAGCTTTGGGAGGCAGTACGGCATATGGACTCAATACTCCAGAGTCTGACCTTGATTATAGAGGTGTGTTCATAAATGAAGATCCATCCAAGATACTTGGGTTGGAGCGTATGGATCATCTTCAGAAACAGGAAACTGACGACATAGTTTATTATGAAGTTCGCAAGTTTTTTGAGCTTCTTCGTAATGGCAATACAGGTGCTCTTGAAATACTATTCTCTGACAACTTGCTTGAGACAAGTGATGTATTTGAAGAAATACAAACAAACAAGTTCAAGTTTCTTGACACAGACAAGATGTTTAGATGCTTGCTTGGTTATATACAGGGAGAACGGCGTCTTGCCAACGGCGAACGCACAGGTCGGCTTGGTAGCAAACGTAAGGCTCAATTAGACAAACACGGGTTCTCTCCAAAAAATGCAACGCAATTGCTGCGTCTTGGATTTTGTGGTGAAACGTTTTTCCTAAAAGGCTACTTCCCAGTCAATATAAAAATGGAAAATGAAAATGTGTGGAGAGAATTGTTTGATATCAAAACGCAACCACACAAATATACAATTGCCCAAGTAAACAACAAATTTGATCTTGCCGAATCATTCATGAAGAAAGCATATGAAGATCGCAAATTCAATTATGAATTTGATCATAAATATGCAAATGATGTTCTTCGCAGAGCATATCTACCGTATCTAATGTAAAAAACAAAACCCACCGAAAGGTGGGTTTTTTATTGAAATCAATTGGTCATTTGATAACCCCCAAATACTCACGACCGCTGCGAGATATTTATTAAAATAAAAAAGGACAGAGCTTTCTCTGTCCTTTTTCGTTATTTACTGTTTTATTTGCTGTTATAATCGCTGTCTGCAATGACAATCAAGCCAAGAACAGCGTAACATGCTATAGCAATGACCATAGATGTATCCTTTCATATAAGAGTCACAGACCCGTAGGTTATATGACTATTCTAACCCCAACAGCCATAACTATGACTCATATTTTATAAAAAGTCAAGTATTTTCTTATAATAATACGACTTTTGTTTACTTATTATATAATGTTTTTATAAAGTTGAAGAAAATGGTACCCCTAGTTGGAATCTAACCAACATTGGTGCGTTAGAAGCGCACAATCCTATACATTGAATGATAGGGGTATAAAATTTTATCTAACAATTAAATTTGTTATTTCACTGGAAGAATATCCGATGTTGTTGTTTACGTCAACTTTATAATTTCCAGAATCGGTGATTTTTATGTTTGATAATTTGAGGCTCGCATTGGTTTGGCCAATCAATGCCGCTCCACCCTTGTACCATGTAAAAACAAATGGTCCTGTTGCGTTTGGATCAACTTCGGCTTTGATTGTTACATCGTCACCAACATAAGCATCAATTTCTGTACTATACAAATCACCTTCTAACAGCCATACATTCCTCTTTATTTTAGTAAGTGCCCATTTGGAACCCAAGTGCTTTGTTCTAAAAGCATTATCTGGGTTGATGATTGTTACACCCGCATCACATGAAATCAACATTGGTTTATCAACGAGGCTGCTGCCATATACTCTTGTACCAACGGTGAATGTATCTCGTGTAGCACTTTCCAATGGTATGACAATTCTAAATGTGGTTGTGGATGGTGGTGGGTTAAAATTTATCAGTGTCTCGGAATCAGATGCGGTCAGTCGATAACTTGTTCCAGTTGTGATATTCTTTACTGCCACAGCGGCTAAACTCACCGTTGCAATCAATAACAAGATTAAGTATATTTTCTTCATAGTAGTGGTATTATATACTATAAATAGTGTATATATTATATACAAACAAAAAACCCCTCAAAACGAGGGGTTTTTTACAATTAACTATTTATAGTATTATCCCCGCTTGATGAAAATCTTTACGTTGTTTGGACCAACTGGAGTAACAACAATAACTGCCAATGGACTGCTTTCCCCAGTTCCTGCTACATTCGTGGCAACTACCTTATATGTTCCAGCATCAGTCAATTGAATGCTGGTGAAAGTTAGTACATCATTTACCACCGCCGTTTGATTTGCTGTGGTGGTTACATTTGTTGTGAGCAGCACATTGTCTTTGTACCAAGCAACTGTGATTGGAGTTGTACCATCGACTGTCGCGGTGAATGTCACTTTGGAAGCCGTGAAAATTGTTTCAGACGGATTGACTTGAGTTTGAGCAGCCATCAATGACGCCGCTAATAGGAACATTAGTAGTAATTTCTTCATAATCTTTATTGTAAATAACTAGCAATAGTTTGAGTAAAAAAGATGTAAAACTAAACTACACTTTACACACAAATTCTTCAAATTTTCCTTCTGGAAAACTGTCAACGAACTCTATCTTTAAATTAAATGGATGATTAAGCCTTTTTAGCACTAATTTCTTTACATCTTCAATTTTATCTTCTGGTATAGTTCCTTGTACTCTTAAAACAATATCATCATAAGATTCTTGCACACATTGTATTCGTTGTATAGTGTCACACGCAGTTCTTATGGTATTGCTGCCAAATAATGGCCAAGCCTTTGTACCATCCTTGAATTTAATCATATTACGCACTCTGCCAACCACATTTCTGTTTATAGTTTGCAATTTTCTGCCACAACTGCAAGTAGCATATTCTCCTTTATCTCCTATCTTATAACGTTTGATATATGGATGTGTGAGGTCTGTAACTAAGATGTCATTGTCATCTACAATTTCTATAACAATGTTCTCCATGATATGATATACATCTGGATTGTCTGGGCATTCTAATCCAATTGTACCAACTTCTTCTGAACTATAGTTGGTTCCTCCTCTTTCACTTGTTGATTTTACATCTTTTAGTTTGGATGTATCAAGTGTAGCGATGATGGATGGATATGTATGTAGATAGTCTGGCTGTATTCTATCAAGCCAACCTTGCAAGTCTCCTCGTGTTGGATGCATATAACACTTTCCAACTTTATTTGGAAACAAATATGGGTTGGTTGGCCAAGGTGTAATCTTTTCTTCTGACACAGAAGCGTTGATCACCGCCAAATTTAATGATGTATCCCAGTTTCTCCAAACTAGTTCACGCATATTGGTTGCCCAATACCAAATATTTTGGGCGATATACTTTTGCACAAATACTGGTTGACCAGTTGCTCCACTGGTGGATGAAAATGGTTGAGACTGATCTACAGGTATTTTTTGTAACTGTTCTCGCGTAAGAATATCACATTTTGGTATCAATAACGATACATCACGCTCTTTGTATTGGTTTTCTTCCAATGCAGTTACTAACTTGTAAACTTCCAGATGAAAATCGGACATGATTCGTTTATTTCTGCTATTTTTGTTGCATTGTGAAACTCACTATAAAACAATTCCGCATATTTCATATATGAAAACTTGCGAGAAAATACTCTGCTTATTAATTGTTTGCAGTGTGGTCTTACAGCATCTATCAATGATGGTCCAGTAAGATTAATTGCTCCATCAGTAATGATATTATCATAAAATCCAGATATGTTGTACCAATCTCCTTGTTTTATCTTTGGGTTGGGAACTCTAATCACCAAGTCAAGTGCTTCATCGCAAATATCAAGCAATGGTGCGGTACAACCGAGTAACAGAGTTTTTCCATCCAACAAATTATTTTTATATATTTCAACTTCTTCTGGGCATGGGCAAAGTGGATAAGGAAGATTTATCCAATGTTCGTTGTTTTCTGTGTATTTTTCGTTCATATTACCAATGTCGAATCACCCCTGCAACAATAAACAAATTTGTTATAACATAACAAAGCACAATGAGTGTGCGAATAAATGCAATACGATCTGCTTCGCAGTTATCAACACTTGCTTTTTCTCCAAGAGCTTTTGCCCAAATACGCCAAAATGATTTCATATTAAAGTGGTAGCCGTAGAGGGATTTGAACCCTCAATCCCGAAGGCAATTGATTTTAAGTCAATTATGTATATCCAGTTCCATCATACGGCCATAAAATTATTTTTGTTTCAACTCAGCAATCCATCTTTTTGCAATAACATCAGATTTTTCGCTAATAGTTTGATTTAGTTCAATCATATGTTGCATCTTCATGCGCTTTAATTCTTTACGCATTGCTTCACGCTTTGCAATTTTTCCAGCATCATAGTTTGTTGTGTTTTGAGTATCCATAAAATTGGTAGCCGCAGAGGGACTTGAACCCCCACGCCCGTTAGAGCACTTGATTTTGAGTCAAGGTTGTCTACCATTCCAACATGCGGCCATAAAGTAATTTTGCATTGGCAGAGTTACCTGCGTCTCTGCGACCAAGGTTCATCAGCAGGTGAGTCATTCCCAAGGTTTTCAATGCAAAAAGTTTTTTCTGACTGCGCGTTGGGTTGGTCATCCCAAGATTTGGCACCGCAGTTATGCTCTCCTTCGACATACAATCAAGTTATTACCTCAAGGACTCTAATCTAACTATTATATCAGACCCGCGTGTCGGAAGTCGTTTCATTTCAATCAATAATAACCACGATTTTGTCATTGTATATCAGCCAGTAAATGGGGCGACGAACCTCAAAGAATTTACTACCAGAAAAAAGTATTTAAATTGGTGGGCGAGGTGGGATTCGAACCCACACGCCTTTCGGCACAAGTTCCTAAGACTTGCGTGTATATCCAGTTCCACCACTCGCCCATATTTCAAAAGAACAACAATAACTATACACATTATATTGTTCTGGTCAACTACAATTTCATCAAATCTTGTCCAACTTAGAAACTATATCTCCCATTTCCATTTGTTTTAATTTTAATCCAATTGCTGCTGCCGCTGGACCACCAAGTGCCATAACTTGGTCTGGAATATAACTTGCAAGTTGATCTGCAATACCATGCAGATTCATTGGTAATATACTATGTGAATTTTTTACAAGCAACACCAATCCAACTGCTGCCATCAATATAAATTCTTTTGACTTTGCTACATTGAGTTTACGCACTGTATCTTTACATCGCTCATTGTGCACATTCATCATTGTTACAGGAATGCATGGATGCATGACGGATAGTTTATCAAATCCCTTTTGATCAAATACAGCAATTTTGGCGTTGGTTTTTGCCACAATACTTGCATTTCTTGGGGCTTTACTAACCAATGCGCCTTCGCCCAAAAATACACCTTTACCAAGTGTGGCTAATTTCATTTTCTTTGGTCCCTTTAATACATCAACTTCACCTTCAAGTATGATGAACATAAAGTCTCCCTTTTCACCTTCATTTATTATAGACGATCCAGCACTATATTCTTTTGATTCACAAAAGGTAGCCGCTTTTTTTACAAATTTTGGCGGCACACCTGCAAATAGAGGACTATTTAGTATGTCATTTGATTTAACTTTTATCTTCTTTGCCATATATTATATAAAAATATATATAATATATATGACCAAAAGATATAATATATCAATTAGTGTATTTGCAGTTCATCAACAATCAACAAAGCCCAAAACTTTGGAGATCCATATTCATTGACTATCATATCAAAATTTTCTGGAGGATGAAACAGTTTGTTGGTGTCTTCATATCTGCCAATCTTTATTCTATCTACCCAAACAACATATGTATCTTCTGTTATAAATACATCTTGTGCTTCTTTTGTTGGACATACAAAATCTGCTATAGCATAATTTCCAGACCTAACAACAATATCACACAACACTTTCATACGACGTGCTTGTTCTATTCTATCTTCTATACTAAACGTCAAATCTTTATTGATTTCTTCCCCACACCTTGTATTTTTCTCTAGGCAATGTCTCATTCGCCCAAGAATAAAATTCTCTATTTAGCAGTTTTGCATCCGTGTCGAGATGCACGATCCATTGATAATCTTTTGTTTTTACGTAATCAAATAATATACCAAGTGCGGAAACATGGCCTCTATGTTCGCCGTCCTCAATTATTGTCACTCCCCTCTCTTTTCTTTTTTCTTCCAGATATTCCGAGGTTCCATCTACATATGTAAATTTACTCTTGTAAAAAACAATATCCCAGTTTTCTGGCAAAGGAAACCACGTGTCAACACATTCTTTGACAACTGGCAAATTACCCGTGACTGCGCACAATATTACAACTTTCATTTTTTTCCGAGATTTAAGTTATATATCCCAATGAGACATTTATAAAAAGGCCCACGTGACTCTTGCGTTGATTTAGAATACCATTTGGACTCAATGAATTTGGGATAAGTTTTTGGGTCGGCATATTTCAATTCTAAAATCACGTTGAGAGCTTCAACGGCTTCACCAGATTCATACACAATGTGGTCGGGTCTTTCTGGATTTATGATGTAATTTGAAACAGATTTTTTATAACAGTCTATACCTATAGACAAATATTTTTGCATTCCTTTTGTATTTTTAGAGAATATCTCGTTGGCGGCTCCTAATGCACACCCTCGTAATATATTTACGAACTGTGGAGGATGACTGACTGCGTATTTTGGATCGCATATTTCAGTAATCAAGTCGAGTGGAATAGGCTCTTTGCGTACATAAATTCTGAAGTATATGGACAAGATAAGATAAGATACGACCCACCTAGTTCTAAACCAGTCGTTGTCCGGCGGGGCAATGGTCAATGACCAGTTTCTACAATATTGTATCTTTTCCCATATATAGTCGGTGTCGCTATATGTACCATCCAATGCTCTGTATCCAAGATAACAAGTCGCAGAAAGTATATCGTTCCTGTGTGCATCTTTGTCTTCCAAAATTTCTAACGCCAAGGGTATTCCTACACTTGGCTGAGATGAATATTTTCTTCCAGTTAATTTATTGTGCGGAGGATTCATTTTACAAGTATTTTTGAATAATGTTTTTTCATAAATTCTAACTTCCCCCCTCCGTTACCAGCGTTGCCCATAAAATGAACAAAAACCGCATTTTTGTCAAACGAATTTGAAGTTTGATTTTCATTTATTGAAACGAACTTAAATTGATTTTGAAATGTTTTGGTGTCTGCGATCTCCAAAAGGTTGAAATAATAATTTATAAAACTTTGCTCGAAAAAATATCTACCGTCCCACTCAGTTACAAAATTATTTATATTTTCAAAGTGTGATTTCATAGCAGATGTATTTTTAAATAAAAACTGGCCCGCGTTAAACGCCGAGATATCTTTGTCTAAAAAATTTTGAAGCTGATATTCACTGTAATCGATTAGACAATGATATACGGTTTTATGCAAAGAGTTATTCCGATTGTGCGTAGCACTATAAAACACATTATTTTTTAGATTGTCGGATTCAAAAACTTCACCCACGTCCCCGATAACAATCATATCTGAGTCCAGAAATAATATATTCTTATAGTTAGATATATTATCCCATTCATATATTTTTAATTTTTTCATCGATGCATCTACGGGGTTATCGATCCCATCTACAACATGATAATATACATTATAATCTTTCAGTTCTTTTATTTTGCGTATAGACGATTTAGTTTCCGAGTCTGTAATGAATAACAAATCAAAATTTTGATAGGTATTCGCCTTCAGTGACTTCAATAATTCCGTTTGGAGAAATATATACTCGTTATTTCCAAACAACGTGAAATATATAAGATTTTTTTTCCCAATGGATTTGTTTGTATTCCGTATAGTCTTTGCTCGATACATCCAATTTTCTATTTTTTTAAAATCTGGTATATTTTCTGCGTTTCTTATATACTCATACCCACTATTGAATTTAACAAAGTCTTCATTCTTCCACATTATCACCTTGGTGGTCCAACTATTTGTTTTTTTAGAGAATGTAAAAAATATAATACTATCACATTGTTCGTATACATCATCGGGGACGGTGACGTAGAGCTGTTCGCGGTTAAAAAATTTAACATTTTTCCCATTAACAAAGTCGTCTCTGTAAACCGATTGATGTTTTTTATCTAAAATAAGAGACACGAATGCATAAGATCTGATATCTCCCATTTTTTCATATGGAACCTTTATATTCATAATACTGTTTATTTTAATAAATTGGAGTTGGAGTATGTGTTGGAGTTCTGGTTGGCGTTGGAGTTCTGGTTAGCGTTGGTGTCACACTTAATGTTGGAGTTAGCGTTGGTGTCACACTTAATGTTGGAGTTATCGTCGGCGTGATTGTTCTATTCTATCTTCTATACTAAACGTCAAATCTTTATTGATTTCTTTACGAATTTCGTCCGCATTGAAATGCACAGCATTTAACATTTTAGCAAGCTCAATCGACAATGTCGTCTTTCCTGCGCCGGGTAGTCCCATCACAAGTATTTTTTTCATACTATCTAATTTAACTCGACGGACTCACGAGATCAGCATTCAACGGAGTGACTGGTGTGCGACCTCCAAAATAAGGTTGATTTTTTATGTAAATATAAACTTCTCGAATTTCGATAGGTGTGCCGTTTTGGGGTACCCATTTGATGCATATATTTTTCATGTCAACGTCTTTCAACGGAATGGTATATTCCTCATCATTGATATTCAAAACAATAGAATATTCTTTGGTTGGTCTTACTTTTTCATACACAACAAGTTTTCCTATATTCGGTACGACGTTTACCACAATTTTATGAACTTCGATAGTTGACAACAAATTGATTGATGTTGAGAATATTTTTTCGGAGGTTTTTACATCTCCGTCGATGATCTTTGGATGCTCAGATATAATACCGTATGTTTTACGAGAAATATTTATTTGCTCTTCTGCGCCAAATAGAGCAGACGATGCAATAGCCAACAATGGTATCAGTTTTTTGATTTGCATATAACTTTTTTTCTATAATAAATATATAAACCCGCCGATAGTCCCATAATGCCAACTGTTGTGGAGGGTTCTGGTACTGCCGAACAAGATCCACCGTCATCTATACTTCCACCACCTCCATCATTTCCAATATTACCAACACCATTATTGCCATTATTGCCATTATTGCCATTATTACTTGTGCCAACGTTGGTTGGAGCATTCAGCGCATTGGATGTATCTGAAAATGCAGATACATACGCACTGTTCGATGAACCAAACGAAATTGTGTCAGAATTGGCCAATAAAGATGAACCAAGACATAAAATAAGAAATGTGATTAATTTATACATACATATACATATTGTACACTCATCAATAAAATGTCAATATATAAATTGGAGCCACCGGTTGGAATCGGACCAACTTCTTATTCATTACCAATGA